CTGGCAATCAATCAGTCACTGACACCGACCCTGCCTCTATTACCGACTACGGCCAATTAGCCGCTACAGTCTCAACGACGCTAAAGAATCAAGCTGACGCCGAGAGCCAAGCAGCGTTCTATTTAGCGCTTCGAGCATATCCTCAATACTTGATGAACCGCATAACCTTCGAGGTAGGTAGCCCGGAGATTGATGACACCGACCGAGATGCCCTTCTAAATGTATTTATGGGCTTACCGCTCAACATTCAGAATCTTCCATCTAATATGGTTGGCGGAGAGTTCCAAGGATTCGTTGAGGGATGGACTTGGCGAGCTGGATATAACCGACTAACTCTGGATCTAAACGTTTCACCTATCGCTTATTCTCTCCAAGCCTTCCGATGGAATAACGTTCCAATCACCGAGACTTGGCAGACAATAAATCAAACTATGACTTGGTTAGACGCTACAATAGTAAGCTAAAGGAGAACAATGGCAAACACAACTAATTTCAACTGGGAGACGCCTGACGATACAGACCTCGTCAAAGATGGTGCTGCTGCCATTCGCACTCTCGGCAATTCAATAGATACCTCATTCGTTGACCTTAAAGGTGGAACGACCGGACAGGTATTAACAAAGGCTTCTAATACAGATTTAGATTACTCTTGGACTTCGGTAGATCCATTAACAATTCTTGATGCTAAAGGCGATTTAATATCGGCAACCGCGGCTGATACTCCAGCAAGACTGGCAGTTGGAACAGACGGACAAGTCCTCACAGCCGACAGCACACAAAGCACGGGATTAAAATGGGCTACTTCTTCGAGCGGTTCGATGACTTTAATTAGCACAACCACTTTAAGCGGTATTTCAACAACTCTTTCTTCAATACCTGGAACTTATAATAATTTAACTCTAATAATTTATGGAATGACTGGCAATACTGCTAATTCAAGATTTAGACTTTTGCCAAACAACAACACAACTTTAGGCTCATACTCTGGGCTAGAAGGCACTACTGTGATTCAAGAAAATAGTGCCCCTATTTATCTGACTGGCAACAGTAATACAACGAGGACTTCTTCGAGCAACGTTTGGGCAGTTACAATAAACAATTATGCTTCAACATCTACTCATAAACCTTTATTGGTTTATTCTGTTTTTGTTGGCGGTGGTGGGTCAAATGTTCAAGTTTCATTTGCGGGGGCTCTCACTACAACATCGGCAATTTCTTCTTTAGTTTTTGATTATGGCGCAACGAACACTTTTGCAGGTGGAACAGTCCTACTATATGGAGTTAAATAATGAGCGCACTTTCAATTAAAATTGTTAATGTTGAAACTGGCGAAGAAATAGAACGCGAAATGAACGCAGAAGAATTAGTGCAAGCCGAAGCAAGTCGCGTTTTTGAGGAAGAAAGAGAAGCCAATCGCCAAGCACAAGCCGCCGCAAAAGCCTCCTTGCTTGAACGCTTAGGTATTACCGAAGAAGAAGCAAAACTGCTTTTAGGCTGATGGCTAAACTCTGCAAAGCCGGCGTCCAACTTAGAGAACAAATAGACGATGATTATCCGAGTCGCGACCGCCGTAGTGATGGTTGGATTGCTGATAATCGTCATCTCGCTAAAGGCACTTCAGACCATATCCCGATTAATGGAATCGTCCGAGCAATCGATATAGATGCTGACCTTCAAGCTCACAAAGAAGAAGCGCACAGCCTCGCAGAGAAAATCCGTAAGTGTGCCAAGCGCGGCGACAAGCGCATTAAATATGTTATCTATGATGGGCGGATTGCGTCGTCTATCCGCCGGTGGAAGTGGCGTAAATACAAAGGCGCAAACCCTCACCGCTCTCACATTCATATCAGCTTTAACCCGTCCGGGGATACCGACGGATCTTGGTTCGACCTTGAAGGAGAGAGATGAAAGACCTAATCGCTAAAATCAAATCGCCAGAATTTAAGGAAGCGTTTAAGGATTACTGCTTAGCCGTTGCAGCTTCAGGCGTAACTCTTGGCGTCTCATTTCTTCTCGACTTCGCTCCAGAATACGCAGTTCTAATTGGTGCTATCACAGCTCCGGCTCTACGCTGGGCAGATAAGAATTCTCCGCAGTATGGACGCAAATAACATAGCGGCCTTCGTAGCCTCGGTTCTTGGTTCAATTGGTCTACTAATTGCCGGGTTACGCTACATAATAAAACTTGAGAACCTTCCGCTAATTTCGAGACTTGACAAGTTAGAATCTACCCTTGAAATCGCTTTAGCGGAAAGGATTAAGAGTGGCACAAAGAAAACGCGTCGCTAAGAAGCCTGTTAGACGCCGTAAGCGGACAGTTAAAGAACTTCCAACCAAGCTTGATTTTTGGGCTATCGCAGCTCAAGAGATTTACAAATCTTGCCGTAAAGCTGGAATGAGTGAAGAACTAGCTCTTGCCTTTGCTATGGATAGAGACAGTTGGCCAGATTGGGTAGTAGACCCTTCAGATCCAATTAAGAAAATTGGATGGGAAGACGGCGAGGAAGACGTCTAATTTACTTTAGAGAGGTCGAACTCTTTGAGGCGCTAAAGGCCGAATACCCGGACTTAACGCCACTATCGGCGACCGACCGAGCCGACGGCATAACCGGCGACGCATATATAGAACTTAAGTGCCGAAGAACCCATTATCCGACTCTGATGATTGAGCGCAAGAAGTGGGATTACTTGGCCGAAATAAGGGCTAGAACGGGCGCTAGAACGCTTTATATCAACTCGACGCCTAAAGGTATCTACGAGTTCGATTTAGGGGCTATAAACGAGCCTGAGTGGATATGGCAGAACCTACCTAGTAAGACTGATTTTGCAGGGTCTACGCAGATAGGGAAGTGGGTCGGTTATTTAGACCTGCGACACTCCCGACTCCTACTTGCCTAAATACATTTAACTAAATACATTTAGCCAGTAAATCTATTTACCTAGGATTTACAAGGGAGCTAAATGATAAATAAAGTAGATCTAATTAAGTTTGATGCCCAATCCGGGGCTTGGACTGATGGTAAAAATTATGTTAAAGGCCAGATAATCAGGCGATACGCAATTGAGAATCTAGGCCGCAAAGCTGGCCGGGGGCGTCTATCCCGGAAAGAAATATCTGACTATTGGCTAGATAGATTCGGGGTGAGTGCAGATGTTGAGTAATTTAGTTATTTACTTCTTAACAGCCCTTTTGGTTTATCAGGCTTACAAAATCGAAGGCAGAGAAGATAGAGCCTTCCGTAAAGGATATGAAAGGGGGCTAAAGGATGGACGAGGAACTTTTGGAAAGGTCTCTAAATGAGTGGATTGACGACGCTCGAGATACCCTCAACGACAGGGGTTTCGAGTATGGTGATCCGAGAGACAATTTATTACGCATTTACAACCTCGCGAGAATCCTCGGTGTTCAGCTCCGAGACCCATCTGACGTCGCTTTACTTTTTATCGCGACGAAACTCTCAAGAATGGTGGAAAGTCCGGGCAGGGAAGACTCGTATCTCGACCTCGTTGGATACGCCGCTATCTTGGCTCGAACCAGATTTACCGATTGGAGCGACTTTGACGCTTTTACGGAATAGCAACCCGTCTCAATGGTGCGACATCTGTAAGCAACGCTACGGATCTCATCGAGGCGAGTGGAACTTAAAGGCACAAAAACCGGCTTATTGGAAATGCGTTAGCCAGAGTCCATTAAGAAAGAACCAAGTGCGCTTCTATTGTCTGGATTGTGCTAACGATATTCAGAACTGGCCAGATGGCACATTTTATTCGTTAAAAGAACAGCTCTTAGATGGTCTAAGAGGAGCAACAGAAAGGTTAAATTTAGATGTCGAATTACCTAGATAACTACGTTGGAGTTTGGGAACGCTTTGCAGAATTCACAAAGGCGCATCCGGATTATCGCGTTAAGACTCACGTTCTCGCCGAATCACTAGCAAAGGAGTGCGATGTTTATATCGTCAAAACTGAAATCTTTAGAAGTGAAGTTGATGCTAACCCTTGGACGACGGGTCTATCTTCAGAAGTCAAAACAAAACAGTATGCCCTTGAACTTGCGGAAACTGGCAGCTTGCAGAGAGCTTTACAACTTGCTGGATACTTGGCAAAGCCAAATGGGTCTAAATCCAACCAGAGCCACTATAAACCAATTCAGACAACATCAAAGGAACTGGGAGAGTTCATTAAAGAGCAAAGGCCGGAAGACCCAGAACCAATAGTCCATAACATCGAACACCTAATTGAAACGCTAGGCGCTGAGATAGCTGATGAAGTGCCTATCTGTAATCACGGCGCTATGGTGCTAAAGCAAGGCAACAAAGAGGGCAAAGACTATCGAGGATGGGTTTGCAGCTCTAAAGATCGTAATGAACAATGCCCGGCTAAGTGGATGAAGGTAGATGAGTCCGGTAAATGGGTGTTTAGAAAGTGAACTTAGACGTTCATCCGTTTAAGTGCGGTCAATGCAAAGCCATTAGACCTCACAGGCTTCTCAGAGAATATGAGTGCCAAGACATACCCGAAGCCCCGGGAACTGTCTGGCTTGTTGAGTGCCAAGGATGCTTCGACC